CGATCTAACACTACGCTATTAGCAATTGCACCAACAAAAAGTAGTTCATTTATTTTAGGTCAAGTAAGTATGGGAATTGAGCCAATTAAATCTAATTATTTTATTAAAGATTTGGCTAAGTCAAAAACTATTTATAAGAATCCATTCCTAACAGAGGAATTAGAGAAATATGGTTTAAATACGCCAGATGTTTGGGAAGGAATCCTAAAACGTGATGGAAGTGTACAACATTTAGATTTTCCAACTAAAGCAGTTTTCAAATCATTTATTGAAATCAGTCCAAGTGAATTAATTTTACAGGCAGGACAAAGACAACAATTTATTGACCAGTCACAATCGTTAAATTTAATGATTCACCCAAGTGTACCTGCTAAAGATATTAATCAATTGTATTTAAAAGCACATGAACAAGGGGTTAAAACTCTATACTATCAATTTAGTCAAAGTTCAGCCCAATCATTTGCAAGAGACATATTGGATTGCGAAAGCTGCGAGGGTTAAGATATCCGGTGGTATGAAATAGGACCACATTTTAGGACCGTTTTAGTTAACGGAGTTAAGACAGGGAAAAGTTCGCTACTATCCCTGTCTTTTTATTTTTTTAAAAAAGATATATAATAAAAAATAAAAATTATTATGAAATACATTAAACTATATGAAGAGTTTGTAAACGAGGCAAAATTAAACACGCTATCTCTTGGAGATGAAGATGTTAAAAGCATATGGAGTCAATTGATTAAAGCAAATATTAGCGAAGGAGATACTGACAATAAATCTATGAGAAAAGATTGGGAAATTCTTAAAAAACATAAAGGAGCATCGATTTCTAAAATTAAAGTATTCACGAGGTATACCGATACAAACTTATTGTTAATTAGTTTTGACATATTTCCATTAAATTCTAAAGATAGAGAAGATTATTTTAGTGTAGCTGCGCAACAAGGAGTTTATATTTACACTAATTGGGATAATGGACAAATAACCGATCCTGCTTTTAAAAATGCATGGAAAATGAGTAATAGCGAATCGTCTAAGCACGCTCAATCATGGTTTAATTCAAATCAAAAAATATTTTAAAAATAAAACATGAAACACATTAAATTATTTGAAGAGTTTGTAAATGAATTCGGGCCTTTATCCGGTTCCGGAAACTCATCAGCAGATGACCTAGAAAAAGCAAAAAGAAATGCGTCTAAACGAAGTGAAAAGGGAGAAACTATATATGTTATAGGTGGTAAATATGGAACTTATAAATTATCAAAATATTACGATGAAGGAAATACATATGCTGCATATTACAATGGAATGCCACAGGATTTAGATGAATCCAAAATACCTAATAGTTGGATAGTATATGACATAAATTATGAACTTAGTAGAGGTCAAACATTAAAAACATTAATGTCAAGCAAATTAACCAGTAAAGATATATCAGCAATTAACGCAGTTAAGCCATATGCTATGAAAGTTGGGTTTTTTGATGTTGAATTGGTAATGGATAAAGAACCAAAGGTTACTACAAGAGTTGATAATTATGATATGTCTAAACTCGGTGGATCTTCCAATGCATTTGTAATAACAATAAAAAAATAAGAAACACAAGTAAACCTGTCAGTAATGGCAGGTTTTTTTATGCCATAAAATATGTGAAACAAAACCAATATTTTCATTATAATACTTAAATAATCAAATTTAAATAAGCAACATGAAAATTAAAATTGACAAGGTAGACCAAAACAATTTCATCGGTTTTGTGAATCGTCTTAAAGTAATAGATACTTTTATCTATTTCAAAATTAAGGATGAAGTAGTACAGGCTTCTGCATATCTCCCACAGAGAGACGCAGTAAAACATCACAGAATTCCAGTTTCACATGTTTTCCAATTGGAAGATGGAACTATCGAAGCAGCAGGTTCTAAAGAATTAAAGATTGCTTTCTTCGATGCTTCACGTTTAACTGATGCATTTAAACAATTTGAATTTGGTAACGTTTGTGCTGAAATCGAATTTGTAGAAAACGAGGAAGATTTCGTTGCAACAGAATTTAGAGTTTTTAATGAAGAGCTTGAAATCAAATTGGCATGTTCTGAGCCATCATTAGGTTATAAAGATCTTACGGATTCTCAAATTGCAGCAATCTTTAATGTAGAGGCAGCAAACTATGTGTTTGATATGGACTACACTGCAATCTCTAAAGTTCGTTCATTATTTGGATTGGACAAAGAGGAAACATTCTCAATCACTACAAGTAAAGATGGTGTTAGAATGAAAGGAAAAACTTACAACTATTTAGTTACTGATGGATTTGATGGAACTAATGGTACTGATGTAACTCTTTTCAAAAAATACTTAAACCTTTTAGACAAGGAAGATTACTCTGCTAATGTAATGGACAACCGTGTTGTTTTACGTTCTAAAGATTCTGAAACACTTTTAACAATCGCAACTTGCCAAACAGCTGAATAACATATGACAATCGATGAATTAATACTAAAGCCAGAGAGTGATCTGACACAGGACGAGATTAAAATCTTGGTAGAGCATTATTCAACATTGTCTGCCAAATACACAGCATATGAACAGGCAGTTAAGGTAATGCTTAACTCCATCTATGGTGCATTTGGTAATAAGTGGTTTCACTTTTTCAATATAGACATCGCAGAATCGATCACTTTACAGGGTCAATCTGCGATTCTATACTCTGAAAAGATTCTTAATAAGTATTTCCAAGAATTCTGGCCAAAGGATAAAGCGGTACATGCACATTTTAACATTAATGTAAAAGGCAAATTGGTAAGACCATCTGTTGTTTATATTGATACGGATTCATGTTATGTACAGTTTGAGGAAATGTATGAGTCCATTGAATGGTTAGGAGATAAACTAACCATCGATGATTTCATTATGAAGATATACAACTTTAGACTTAAAGAGTATATTTTTAAATGCATGGACAAATATGCTGAAGCAACCAATACGGAAAACTTCCTTATGTTTGAACTTGAAACGATTGCATACTCAGGAATTTGGTTAGCAAAGAAAAAGTATTTACAGAATATCGCATGGGAAGATAAAATTGGAATTGATGAAAGATACCCATCTCTTAAAAAGATTAAGACGATTGGATATGATACAATTCAAAGTTCAACCCCTGCAATAGCACGTAAGCACTTAACGGAAGCACTTAAATTAATCCTATCAGAAAAACCAACAGCCTCTCTATTAAAAAGATTGGTTGACTATTTGAAACAGTGTAAGAAAGAGTTTCAATTGGCAAGTGTTGATGAAATCTGTTTTAACAAGAGAACTAACAATATTGAGAAATATATCGTAGATGATACCATTGAATTTCAGTATGGTCTTAAGTGTCCTCCTAATGTCAAGGCAGCAGGATTTTATAACTTCCTAATGAATACAAACCCAAAGTACAAAAACAAGTACAAGGTGATTGGGAATGGCGAGAAGCTAAAGTTATATCACTGTAAACATAACGTTTGTGAAATATTTGCGTATCAACCAGGCGCTCATCCTTATGAATTTGCTCCAACTATAGATTATGAACTACAATTTGAAAAAAGTGTAATTGATCCATTGAATAGAGTATTGGTAGCGGTAGGATTACATTCACTAAACAGAAACCTAATTTATTCAACATCATTATTTTAATTATGAAAATAACACACGACCAAATCGTAAACCTGGTAAAACAACATCCTAATGATGAATTGCTTGGAAGAACTATTAGAAATCTTGTAATAAATAACATGAACAAAAATGCAAACGAAGTTTATGTAGATCCTGCACAGGTGAATTTATTAGATTCAATTAATGAAGTAACAAACAGTGGATATGGCACTAGATATTAGTAAACTAACAACAGAACAACTATCATTTGTTAATTCTTATAAAAGAATCAATGAAAGACTTGAAACCTTACAGAGACAAATGACAATAATTCAACATGAGACACAAGGTCTTATTGATGAATTAGAAGATCTAAGAAACAAAGAAAATAAAAAACTAAACAATGGCAAAAAATAATTTTACATTTGATGATTTAAACAAGGAACTTGCTGGACTTAATCCACTTGGTTCTGTAATGGACCAATCAAACTTCTCTGAAGTTACTGAATGGATTCATACTGGGAATTATCACTTAAACGCATGTGTCAGCGGTTCTCTTTTTAGAGGATGGCCAAATAACAGATCATGTTCAGTCGCTGGACCATCAGGAACTGGTAAAACTTTCCTTACATTAAACTCAGTACGAGAAGCAATCAACATGGGTTATATGGTAATCTATTATGATTCTGAGGCAGCGGTAGATAAAGAACAAATGGTTAAATTTGGTATTGATACTACTAAGGTAAATTACCAACCAGTAAACACTGTTCAAGATTTCAGAACATCAATTACTACGATTACACAGAAAATGCAAGATATTAAACGTAAGGGTGGAGAAATTCAAAAACTTATGATTATCTTGGATTCTGCAGGTAACTTAGCAACACAAAAAGAAATTGATGATGCTGCAACCGGATCTGATAAAGCGGATATGACTCGTTCTAAGATTCTTAAATCAATCTTTAGAATTATTATGACTCCATTGGCAGATTTAAAGATTCCTTTTATCTTTACAAATCACACATACCAATCACAATCATTTATTCCACAGCAAATTGCAGGTGGTGGAACAGGACCTGAATATGCAGCATCCATTGTACTTATGTTAAACAAAGCACAATTAAAAGATGGAGCAGATAAAGTTGGTATTATAGTAACTGCCAAGCCAAGTAAAAACCGTTTTGCAAAACCAACACCAATTAAATTCCACCTTGACTTTAGTAAAGGTATGAATCCATATGTTGGTCTTGAACATTATGCAACATGGGATATTTGTGGAATTACAAGAGGATCTATTGAAAAAGGGGTTAAAGTTCCAAAATCAACAGCGAGAGGTTGGATTTGCGAGCATCTTGACGAAGTAGTTTCTAATGCTGAATTCTTTACTGACAAAGTATTTACTAAAGAAGTACTTGAAAAAATCGATGCATATATTCAACCAATCTTTAATTATAATTCAGATGCAGGTGGATTGGATATCGAAGAAATGTTAGAAAATTCAATGGAAGAATAATATGGAGTTAAATCTTTTTAAGATTGATGAAGACAAACTACCGATAAAATATGTACTTGGTATCCAGGAAGAACTTGAAAACTTCCCGGATGCTTTTGACATTGTACATATTTACGTTGTAGAAAACATCAATAGACCAAACAGACCACAGACCGGATTCTCCAAGGCATCGTTGTTAAAATATCATGCAAATGGAAATATAGAAACGACTGAAAAGGGTATTGAACAGGCAATAAACCTAGGACTAATAGAACAAACTAAATTTGAGGAAGGTAAGGAAACCTACTCTATAAAAATCAACCCATTCCAATGATAGCAGTATTTGACGATTTTATCAAAGACGAGCAATTGTTACAAGACATTGCAAATGACACAGCATTTTTCCAAGACCCAGGAGTATATTATTACTGGGATGGCTGGTGGAATAATCCAGCAAAATCGGTTAAACAAAGAATAATCGATTATGTATGGAGAACACATCATCCATTAAATGAAGTAAGAACCATTGATGGTTTTGAGTATTGGACAGGAGTCCAAGAGGCAGATCCGAATGGAAGATTTCGTGATTATTTAGAAATGCATTATGATGACGATGTAGCATATCGACAAGCGACCGGAGACAGAATGAGTCCAGTTATTGGATGTGTATATTATCCAATTGGATCTGAATTCACCGGAGGTGCTCTTAATGTATTTACTGAAGGAGAATTAAATCCACCTGAAGTTATCCTATGTAGACCAAACCGACTAATCATATTTGATGCAGGACATGTACCTCACCTAGTTGATAAAGTTTTGTCAGGAACAAGAAGAGCACTTGCCTTTAACCTATGGGGAGAAGAGCCATATTCAAAAACGCATAACATTTTCTCAACAGAAAAATAATTAAACTAAGACATATCTTTTGATATAATCTGTATAAAAAAAAATAAATGAAATTCGGACAAGATTTTGAAAAAATATTCTTCAAGTTATCTTTGGCAAAACCAAAATACTTGGAAAAAATCCACAAGGGATTTTACACATCAGAGGAAATAGATACAATGCACTTCTTAGCCACGAAGTTTTATGAAAAGTTTCATGAAGCGCCAAAGGCAGAACAAATGAAGGTTCTTACTCAAAGTCCAAAATTCAAAGGTAAAGTAGATGAATCAATCATAGAATTGGTTTACAATACAGATCTGACACAGTATGATGAAGAGTGGTTAACATCCACTGCAGAGGCTTGGATTAAATGGAGGACATTTGACACAACCTTGATTGATACTATTGAGTATATTAAAACAACTGAGGTTACTCCTGATAATGCAGATTCAATTATCTCTAAGGTTAAGTCCTTAATTAATGATAGAAACTCCATTGTATTTAATTCTGATATTGGTCTTGATTTCTTTAATGCAGAAGATCACTATCAAGAGGGTAGAGTAAAAATATCAAGTGGATATGCTTTTCTTGACAGATTACTTGCAGGTGGTTATGATAAAGATGGATCTTTAGTAGTTTATGTTGGAGAACAAAATATTGGTAAGTCCATTTACTTGGCAAATGATGCTGCAAACTTTGTTAAGATGGGTGTTAACACAGCATTCGTTTCAGCGGAAATGGCAGCACATAAAGTTCTAAAAAGAATCGGTGCAAATATGCTTACAATTCCAATGAGTGAATATGAAACGAAAGCAAAGAATAAAGACTTAATCAAAAGAAAACTTGAAAATGTAGGTGATGGATTAACACCACCTGGAAATCTTTTTGTAAAACAATTTCCAACATCCCAAGCAACGGTCCCTGATATTGAAGCATATTTAAAACAAATAGAAGAGGAAAGAAAAATCAAGTTAGGTTGTATTGTAATTGACTATATTAATATTTTAGCAAATTATAGAAATCCAAACTCTGAAAATATGTATCTTAAAATCAAGCAAATTGCTGAAGATTTAAGAGCGATGGGAGTACGTAATGGATGGTTAATTGTTACGGCAACACAGATTAATAGAAATGGATATAATTCAAGTGACATTGGTATGGGTGATGTTGCAGAATCTGCAGGCCTTTCACACACTGCCGATCTAATGCTTGGAATTATTCAAGATGATTTAATGAGAGCCTCTAATGAGTATTGGCTTAAAGTACTTAAAATTAGAGATGGAGAAGGAAAGGGAGTTAAATGTAAATTAGACATAAATTATAATTACATGAGACTTACAGAAACAGGTGACGTATCAAATTCAAATATACACAATTTATAATGAGAACACAAAGAGACAAAATATTCAACAATACATTCGAGGACAGTGAGTTTGAAATGGACCCTTCATTTTCTTTTAATATATCACCGAGCTATACGGATGACAGAGATGAAGAGGATAAAATAGAATCAGGCATTATTGTATCAAAAATTCATGAGCTTATTGAAGCATCTAGATTTAAAAAATTCAATGAAATTAATGAATTTGAGCAAACAATAAAATTAAAGAAGATTGAAATCAACGAAATTTATGAATATCTTTCGGATGAGTTAAGACCACATCATTCAATCATTGAGATATTTTCAGAAGTATGTGATTACTTTAATGTAAATCCTACCAAATTTTACCAATCACTTGGAAATAAATTCAAAGAGGAGTTAATTGAAACCCTTGACAGAAAAACAAACATTCTTAAGAAAAAGAATATAAATAGATTATTCTAACAATATGATCGAACAAGCAATTTTAGATAAGCCAGTAAAAAGAATATGGATTCTTGGGGACATGCACCTTGGTGTAAGGTCAAATTCATTGGAGTGGCTAGAAATGCAAAAAGATTTTTATGACAATCAATTTATTCCAACTCTTCTTGAGAATTATGAGGATGGAGATATATTGGTTCAAGTTGGAGATGCGTTTGATAACAGACAAAGTATCAATATAAAAGTACTTCACTATTCAGTAGATCTTTTTGAAAGACTTGGTAAAATATTACCAACACATGTTATTTGTGGAAACCATGATATTTGGGCAAAGAAGAGTAATGAAGTAAGTTCAATTGATGCTCTTAAATGGATTCCAAACGTGCAAATTTATAAGGAACCTAAGACCTTTAATTGGGGTGGTAGAGAAATCTTATTAATGCCATGGAGAAGAGATACTGCACATGAAGTTGAAACCCTACAAGAATATCCAAAGGCTGAAATTGTATTCTGCCATTCAGAAGTTAGAGGTATTAAATTAAACAGTAAAGTAGACAATCATCATGGTACAGATTCTGAATCATATGACCGATTTACTGTGGTTTACTCAGGCCATATTCACTACAGACAACGTAGAGGAAAGCTTAGAATGGTAGGAACTCCATATGAACTAACAAGATCTGATATGGACAACACAAAGGGGTTTGACCTGGTTAATTTAGAGGACATGCAAGAAACTTTCTTTGAAAATACCATATCTCCTAAGTTTGTGAGATTTAATTTAACACAGTTATATAATGTGCCTCTAGGGGAATTCAAAGAAAAGATTAGAAATAATTATGTAGATCTTTATGTTCCATCGAATGTCGCAACATCATCTGCTCTTTCCCGATTGATTAATAAAATCCAAAAGATCAGTAGAAAAATAGATCCAAACATATATGAACAAGATTCTTATATTGATGGAGAAATGTATGACATGGAGCAAATTGAAGATCTTTATAAGAACTACAATATTTTGCATCTTTGTAATATTTATGTTGATAGTTTAAATCATGATGAAAATACAAAGACACAAATAAAGGATAGATTAAAGAAACTTCATGACTTTCATGCATATAATAATCAAACAGATTAACCTATGAAAATACAAAGCATAGAATTAAAAAACTTTGCTTCCTACGGAAACAATATTCAAAAGATTGAATTTGAAGAAGATAAATCAGAGCTATTCTTAACATTAGGAAAGAATGGAGAAGGTAAAACGACTATTGCTAATGCGATAGTCTTTGCTTTATATGGGAAAGTGGAAGGGGTTAAAATGTCAGATCTTCCAAATAGAATTAATAAGGAACTTTGGGTAAGAATCAAACTTCAATGTAAATCTACGAGTGTAGTTATTGAAAGAGGGTTGGCACCAGGTATTTTTAAAGTTTTACTTAATGGTGTTGAATTTGACAAGGCTGGAAAGAAATCAGTACAAGATTATTTAGAAGAGGAAATATTCGGCATACCTTACCATGTGTTTAAGAACATTATTATCCTATCAGTAAATGACTTTAAATCTTTCTTAACAATGAGTAGTAATGACAAGAGACAAATCATTGATAAAATGTTTGGATTCTCTATCATTAATGAAATGCAAACTGCAATTAAAGATGAGCGAAGATCCCTAAAAAATGATATTGATTCATTTACAAGAGAACTTAGTCAAATCAATGAAAATGTAGAATCAGTTAGAGAGAAGCTTGAAATTTTAATGCAAGAGAGTCAAGAAAAGGACAAGCAAAAAATACAAGAACTTAAAGATTCTCTTATTAAATATGATGAGAATAAAAAGAAACTTGAAAAGGCACAAATTAAAATCACAGAAAATCTAGGTAATTTTGCAACAGATTTACAGACAAAACAATCAAGCGAATCTGAGTTAAAATATAAATTGGCTGAACTTAAAAAGAAATTAGAACTCTATGAGAACAATACATGTCCAACATGTGAAAGTACATTAAGCGGTGATTTCCATAATGAGAGAAAGGGTGAGATTGAAACTGAATTAAGCACATTACCCGAAAGACTAGAGCAAGCAACCACTGCAGTTGAAGCTGTTAGAGAATCAATCACAGATTTAAGAACAAAGGACAGAGCAGTTAGAGATAAAGTATCGACATTAAATACAAACATTAGAACCTTTAAAAATGAATTGATAAAAATCAAGGATGCAATTAAAGGTACTGCTGATTTCTCACATCTTGAACAAATCATAAAGGACTTTGAAGTTCAGGAAAAACAAAAGGAAAATCTTAAGGATGGGAAGTCAAATGATTATGTATTTTTAGAAATGATAGAGGAAGTTCTTGGTGAAGATGGTGTTAAAAACCTTGCAATCAAAACTATTCTACCAGGACTTAATGCAAATATTGCTGCAATGGTACAAACAATGCACCTTCATTTCCACATTCGTTTTGATGAGAAGTTCAATTGTATTATTAATCATTTAGGTGAGGAAATTAATCCAATGACCCTTTCAACAGGAGAACGTAAGAAGGCAGACTTTATTATTATCATTGCAATTATCAAGATTCTTAAATTAAGATTTCCACAGTTGAACCTACTATTCTTAGACGAGTTGTTAAGTTCAGTAGATGCTGATGGAATTCATAATATTCTAAAGATTTTGAGCCAGGTTATAAAAGAGAGCAAGATAAATACATTTGTAATTAATCATACGCCACTGCCAAGAGAAATCTTTGATGCAGAGGTACAAATTTACAGAGAAAATGGATTTTCCAAGTTTGATGTAATAAAAATAGATTAAGATATATACAATAAACAACAATCAATGGCGTCCTACAACTTGAAGTTTAATTCCGATGATAGTGTCTTAAGACATATAATTATCGGTTTCCTTGCAGATTTAAATAACAAGGTTTATTTTCACAGACAACTTTCAAATGATGAGAGAGTTTTAGTGGATGTTCCCTTTTATTATTCAATCACAGGGGACGATCAATTCTTAAGAGATCAATTCTTATTTACAACAGCAAGTGGCCCTGACTGTATGCCAGATAAAGGATTTGCAGATGGAAATTACGATACTGTTCCAAGAGGAGTTGCAAATTTAACAGCAATGTCAATCGATTCTGGAAAGCTTGTTAATAAAAGAACTACTGGAAGTTACACTAAAATGAATAATGAAGGTGCAATGGAAGGTTACACTGCAGAATTTGACATGATTCCAATTACTATGAGCTTTGATATTGAGATTCTTGTTTCGTCTGCGCTTGATTCATTTAAGATAACTGAGTCAATTATCAAAAGACTTTACAAATCAAATTACTTTAATGTAGAGGTTGGACATTTAAATGAAGGTACTTATAGAATAGCATCTTATTATGCATTTCCAGAGGACTACACACAGGAAAGACCTCTTGATTTTACGTTTGAGGATAAAGACCAATATAAAGTAACATTCTCTGTTGAGGTAAATTCATTTATACCTGCATTTAACTGGGGTAATGATGAAAGCTTTGGAATGAGTAGAGCAACTACAGAAAGACATGTTGCTAATCGAATGTTTGAGATTCAAAGTAATGTAATTAATACAAGATCATCTCAGTCAAATATAAGAGACATTGACGAGACAGATATTGACAACAGATAATTTGGTTAAAAATAAAGGATATATAACAAAAGAAATAAATTAAATTAATAATATGACAACTAACATTCTTGCACCATTCGCTAAAGTAGGAGAGTCTTTTCAGTTTTATGTAAACGGAAGAGTTTTTGAAATGAATGAAAATGAAATTAAGGAGGTTGAAGTTTTAACTAACTCAACATTAACTAACGCTATTAGAGCATTCGAATCTTTTGAGTTTTCTAATGATTCTATTAAATGGTTCCATGGACCAAGCAAATTCATTTACAATTTGACTGAAGGAAAATTCCAACATAACACGATGTTAATTGAAGGAAATACATTTTCAAATCACGTAATTGCATCTGGATTGGTAAGATATAATGAAAAAGCAACTGCAGATTTATTTGAATCTATTCCATCATTACTTGAAAATTTTGTAAACTTAGACTTTGCAGCATCTTTCAAAGGAAACAATGTTACTGTAGATTTATTTAAAATTGAAGAATCAGTATTTGTTGCAAGATTTAACAATGAAACAAGAATCTCTAAATTCTTTAAAGCATCTAACGCAAATGAAGCAGTAGAATATGTAACTAACGAAACAGGAGAATCTGCACATTCATTCTTAAAATCTTTATTAGAAGGAGAAGAAGCTTCAATCGCTGAAAAACAAGAACAAATTGAAGCATATGAATCAATGATCGCTTTCTTAAAAGATCAAAAAGGTTTATTATCAGAAGCAGATAGAAGCGATGAGGTTATTAAAGAAGCTGAAAACTTAATCAACGGTGAAATTAAATCATGGGAAGATAAAATTGCTGATTTAAACGCATAAGAATTATATAGGTTAAATTAAAGAAGGGATGCTATGCGTCCCTTTTTTTATGCAATATTACCATACATTATTAATAATGAAACAAACAACACAAAATACATATAATTTCTAACAAATAAATATACCAATTGTGGCTAAAAAGAAAAATTATTTAAACAACAAGGATTTGCATACAGCAATGTCCGAATCAAAGGATTTAGGAAAATTGACCCCTATTGCAGAAAAGATGTTAATATTATTAGCGGAAAGGGCAATTACTAAAATGTCTTATGTAAATAATGATGATCGTCAAGATTGTCTACAGTTTGCAATGTTAGACCTTTTAAAGTATTGGAGAAATTTCAACCCAGATTATCCAAACGCATTTGCATACTTTACAGAAATTGCAAAGAGAGGATATGCAAAGGGATGGAACAAAATCCACCCTGTAAAATACAAAGGCACCATCTCAATTGATAGCACATCATCGAGTGGAGAAGATGGTGGTGGAATCTATTCTATATAATGTCAATTAAAAACGTCAAACCAACCAAGAACTCCGGATTTAATCAAGGTTATTTTAATCCAAAGAATCCTGAAAAATATGCAGGACCACCCCCAATCATATATAGAAGCTCATGGGAGTATAAGTTCATGATATGGTGTGACATTAATGACAAGGTTTTAGTGTGGTCAAGTGAACCTGTTGAAATCAAGTATTGGTCCAGACAAGGAAATAAGCAAAGAACATATCATCCAGACTTTTATTTTAAAATATTAAAACAGGATGGAAGTACTGAGGAGTTTTTGGCTGAAATAAAACCAAAGGCACAAATACAAAAACCACAGATACCAACCAAAATGTCAAAGAAGGCTATTGAATCCTATAAATTTCTTGCAGAGCAATATGTAAAAAATATGGACAAGTACAATGCTGCCAAACAATATGCTGAAGAGAGGAGCTGGAAATTCATAGTTCTTACTGAAGATACCATTAAAAATGGGTTAAAATAATTGTGATAAATAATTAATGGGTTACGTTAAAAAAAGAATAGATGAACTTTCAAAGGAACATGGAGGAAAGATAAAGGCCTCTAACTTTTCTGAGAAATGGTTTCAAAATGGACTTAAAGATCGTAAGATAACAGAGGCACAAGTTACCAGAGAAAGATTTCAAGCTGGAAAGATTTATGTATTTAGTTATTCACCTAAGTATGAAAACGAACTTCCATGGTTTGATGAAAATCCAGTAGTGTTAGCAATTGAACAGGTTGGAAGAAATGATTTTGGTGTTAATTTAAATTTATTGCCAGTTCCTGTTAAGGAGAAGTTATTAGATGATTTGTATGGAAGACTTGGTGGAGCTATTAAAAGTACAACCAAAGAACAATCAAATCCCCTAAAGGAAAAACCTTTAAGAATAACATATCAGGGAATGAAAACATATTTAGAAAAATTTGGATGTGATTTTGCACTTCGACAATATATACCTGCGAGAAAACACAATCAGGCAGTTGTAAGTTATTCTAAATGGCCAGAAATTGCATTATGTGATTTCATGGAACTTAATGGCACAAATATAATGCAAATAAGAGTTCAATTTAGGGACTATTTAAAAAAGAATATATAATTAAAATTAATATAATAATATAATGGCAGGATTCGTACAGAGAAATGGACCATTGAGTACAAACAAAAGACCGTTCGTCCTTAGTGATACACTGAAGAAGTTATCTTCTTTTGGAATGTATTATGATGATTTGGTACTTAGACAATCACAGGCAATTGGTCCTGTGGAAGATGCATTTGGTTATGGTGGAATGAATCCGCTAGGACTTGATAACGATGATATGTATGGTGCATTTGCAGCCCTTTCAATGGCTGACACAACAATGCGAAAGAACATACCATTTTTTGACCAAAATTACAAGGGTAAAAGAGATGAACTTAGAAAATTCTCACAACATGATGAGATTGAAGACATTTTAGATATTCTATGTGATGAGTCAATTGTATTCGATAACAAAAACTTTATAGCCAATCCTGAGATTATTGGTATGGAAGTTTCTGAAGAGGTACAAAAATATCTTAATAAAGCATATAGAGACATCTATCAATATTTCGGATTTGCAGCAGATCAATCTTCTTGGTACTTCTTTAGAAAATGGCTGATTGATGGTTATCTTTCCTTTGAGATAATTTACAATCCAGAAATGACTGAGATTATTGGTTTCAAGGAAATTGACCCAATAACCCTAGTGCCTGGATATAACCATGAAGATGGTAAAAAAGTTTGGATCCAATTTAAAGATGATCCAATGAAAGAGAGAAAGTTATATGATTCTCAAATTATATACATCTCATACTCCTCAATTACTACAGCAAGTAGAGTATCATACCTTGAAAGACTTGTAAGAGCATTCAACTTAATGAGAATTATGGAACATACCAGAGTTATTTGGGCTGTGACGAACTCATCTTATAGAATGAAATTTATTATTCCAGTCGGAGGTAAATCTAAAACAAGGGCAAAACAATCTCTTTCTCAATTAATGAGTAACTATAAAGAAGTTGTAGATTTTGATTGGGACAGTGCATCTCTGACAACCAATGGAAAACCTATGTTACAATTCAACAAGGAGTATTGGTTACCTAGCAAGGACGGTGAACAACCCGAGATTGAAACATTAGGAGGTGAAGGCCCAGAATTATCAGATACAGAATCATTAAAATATTTCTCAGATAAACTTAAATCTGTTTCAAAAATTCCATACTCTAGATTTATGTATGAAGATGGTGGTGGTGATTTTGCAATGGAAGCTGATGGAATGATTAGAGATGAAATTAAATTTGCTAAATTTATTAAACGTTTACGTAGTTCATTCCAAGAGATATTAGTTAAACCATTATGGTTACAAATGTGTTTGAAATACCCTGAATTTAAAGATGATGCAGGATTTAAAACTCAAATATCACTTCAATTCAACGAGGAAAACATGTTTGCTGAATTAAAGCAAATGGAAATCATGAGCAAAAGACTTGATTTTATTGGAACAATGAAAGATTCTCTTGTTAAAACGGATCCAGTTACAATGGAAGAGACTCCATATTTTGACATGGAATTCTTGGTTGACAGATATTTAAAACTATCACCAGACGATAAAGCAGCAAATGAAGCATATAAATCAAGAACTGCAGCAGCAATGGCAGAAGAGCCTGAGCCTGAAGATCCAATGGCAATGTAATAAAAATAAAAACAAATTAATATGAGAATAATGAGAACATTCGAGGAATTCACTGGTTCGCTTAAGGAGGCTGCAATTGATGCAGGTGAAGATTCTAAAGTAGTAATCGATGATGTTACGCTCAATTCAGGTAAGGAAATCAAATCTACTGAAATTTTAGGAACTATTTTATCAAGCAAAACCGAAAAGGAATTTAAAGAATATTTCTATGATACTTATGGAAATGGAGCATTTACTGAAGAAGATATTTTTACTTTAACTAAATTCTACACTGATTATCAAGAGGAAATTTCCACTAAAGAGAAAGAAGATGAAAAGGAGAAAGAAGGAGAAGATGGCGGCGATGATGCTGACCCATTAGCAGGACTATAACTTTTACTTTTTTACAAAATTAAAGTGATATATAATAGAAATATAATAAAATAATAATTATGACTAAAAACTTACTGATCCTAGAAAGATCGTCTACGGAGTTAGAGTTTAAACAAGATGGTGGAACCTACGTTTTAGAAGGTATCTTTGGGGAAATCGATAAGAAAAATCGTAATAACCGAATTTATACTGAGAACGAATATCTTCCACAGATTGAAGCTCTACAGGCAAAAATTAAATCTTCAAAGTTATTGGGTGAATTAGATCACCCTGCAAACTTTGATGTATCTCTTAAAAATGTTTCACACATTATTGAGGAGTTAACATATGATAAAGAAACAAAACAAGTTAAAGGACGTATCAGATTATTAGATACTGATGCTGGTCGACAGGCTAAAGCGCTAGTAGATGCTGGAGTTCCTTTACAAATTTCAAGTAGAGCAGCCGGAGCTGTTGAATCAAATGGTACTGTAAAAATCAAACAATTATTTACATACGATTTAGTTGCAGACCCAGGATTTGAAAATGCTGAACTTAAAAGAGTTAATGAATCTTATGGATTTATTAATGAAAACAACCTATTTATTTACGAGATAAATAATACAGATGAAAAACAACCAATCGAAAATATAAACGAAACAAAAATGGCAGAGTCTAAATTTATTACGGTTGAGGATTTTAATAAATACTCTCAGTATCTTTCTGAAGAAATCAAATCTATCAAAGAAGGTATGAACTCTTTAACAGAGACAGAGTCTACAAATTCTCAATTAGAAACATTAAAAGAGTACACTGATTATTTAGCTAAGAAATTAGACGAATCAATCGCATACTCAGAACACATCGCTGAAAAAGCGGATCAAGGTATTTCTTACTCAGAAAAACTTGCCGAAACATTGGATAATTCTATTCAATATTCAGAGCACATCGCAGAGAGTGTTGATGCAATCAAAAATTACACAAATTATTTAGCAGAATCATATAATGATGGTGTAACAACCCACGAAAACTTAATTAAATATACTGAATATTTAAGAGAGAACTTAGAGAAAGTTACTGAATATGCTGAATATGTTGCTGAAACTGTAAACTCTAACCTATTATTAGAAGATGAGGCAGGAATCCCAGCTGAAGAATTAGAAGATGAAACTAAAGATGTTTCTCCAGAAGTAATTGACGCAGATGGTAATAAATATGATGCTGAAGAAGTTGAAGATAAAGAAAAGGAATTAGAACTTAAAGGTGAAGGTGACGCTGCAGGCGTTGAAATTACTGAAGGTGACGCAGGTATTCCAGCAGAAGCTATTAAAGATGAAACTAAAGATGTTTCTCCTGAAGTAATCGATGCAGATGGTAATAAATATGATGCTGAAAAGGTTGAAGATGTTGAAGGTGACTTAGAACTTAAAGGTGAAGGTGACGCTGCTGGAAAATCAGTAGATGCAATGGAAGCTTACAAAAATTCAATCACTTCTAAATTAGAAGCATTAGTTGAAAAAGTAAATGCTAAGAAAAACGAAGGACCATCATTCTTTAAATTTATTTCTGAAGAGAAAGTAAATGAATTCAACACGTTATCTACTGAAGAAAAAGCTAAAGTTGTAAATGCAATTGAAGGTAAAGGTTATTTAACAGAAGGACAAATCTTAGGATTATGGGCTAACTCATTAATGGGAGCAGTACAAACTAATAACGATCCTGCTGTTATTTCAATGATGCCAGCTGAATACCATGGAACATGGGCTAAATTATCTGAATCTAAGAAAAATCAAATCATGGCACAAGCTAAGATGGTTAAATTAGAAACAGCTTACCAAGTTGCAAACTTTTGGCAAACAAGAGATCTTAGAGAAACTGCACCAGTTTTAGAAAAATTAACTATGATTAATGAATCTACATCAGTAGAAGTTAAATCAATTGGTTATGATGTTACTGGAATCGGTGATGAAATTGCAAAAAGATTTAAAAAGTAACAAAAAATCCTAACTTTTTGATTTTTTTAAAAAATCGCACAAATAATAAGGATATATAATAATATTAAAACATATTCGATCTTTAGTTAAGAAGCAAAAAACTGAAATTATATCGAAAACTCGTAAAATACGAAACAATAAAACCATTAAAAAAATAAATTAAACAAAATGGCAAATTTAATCAATGAATCAGAAATCAGAGCAACGTGGTCTCCGATTATCGAATCTGCGACAGGAATCAATGACGCTAGCAAATTAGCTTGGATGTCAGAATACTGTCACAACCACAAATTATATGAAGATGCTTCTACAATGTCTTTAAACCCAGGTATGAACTTAACTGGTATGGGAGCAACTGTTTTACCTTCTGGATATGCAAACGGTGTTTCTACATCTAACGGTTCTGGAGATAAAGCTCCTTCATTATTACCTTTAGCAATGCAAGTTGCTGCACAAACTGTAGGTTTAGACTTAGTACCTGTAGTTCCTATGGCTGGACCAATGGGATTATTATCTTACTTAGACTTCGTATACGAAGGTGGTACTTTAGGTAGTGTTAACGGTGCTGACGGTACTGTTGCCCCAACTTACATCAAAGTAGGCGTTGCTGAAGATATTGATGCAGTTATCGCTGAGATTGAAGCATTATCTAATGATACTATTCCAGCATCTGCTGGTAATTACGGTTCTTATGAATTAATAGGAACTTCTAGAATTGACGGTAAAATGATTTTCAAAGTAGGTACTATCGTAGCTGCAACTGTTGTCGCTGACGTTACATTAGCATTAGCTTCATTAATTGCACCTGCTACTGCAACTGGTGTTGAATTAGTAAAAGCATTAGAGGATCACATTAAAGGATTCGTAGGTGCTGACAATGCAGGTAACCCATTCTCAAGAGAAGCTGGTGAATCTACGAAAGACAAAATCATGGGTCTTTCTTTATTCTCTAAATCAGTTTCAGCTGAAACTTTCCAAGTTGCTGCTGCTGTAACAAGAGAACAAGTTCAAGATTTAAAACAATTCGGAGTTGACGCTGTTGCTCAAGTTGAAGCTGTTTTAACTAATGAATTAACTCAATCTATTAACCAATACATCTTAGGAAGATTAAGAACTTTAGGTACTGCTAATATCACTGCTGCATTCACTGCAAACGGTTTCGATTTAGATTTACCTTTGGCTGCTGCTTTAGGTGGTGGTGGTGAAACTTTACCTTCAATTCACAGAAGAATCCTTTCTCAAGTATTAGCTGCTGCTAACTTAATCGCTAACAGAGGTAGAAGAGGTGCTGGTAACTTCGCAGTTGTTGGACCACAAACTGCAACAGTATTACAGTCTATCGCTGGATTCGTTGCTAACCCAATGGCTAACACGTTCGCGCAAGCTGCTGGAGCTATCTATCCATTAGGATCTGTTGCAGGTATTAATATCTACACTGACCCAACAATGAACTGGGGAGATTATTCAGTAACTGTAGGTAGAAAAGGTGACGGAAACGGACCAGGTGTTGTATTCATGCCTTACTTAATGGCTGAATCAGTTCAAACAATCGCTGAAGGAACTATGGCTCCTAAAGTTGCTGTTAAATCTAGATTCGCATTAGTTGATGCTGGATTCCACCCAGAAACTCAATATGTTACATTCAATGTAACTATTGCTGGTTCATCTGCTGCTAACTTATTAACTTTAGCTTAATATTTACACATTTAGAACTAACATTCTAGATTATATAAGGGAACTGAGAAATCGGTTCCCTTTTTTTGTGATATATAATAGTATAATAAAATAAATATTAAAAACATGAATAACATTAAAACATATACTACATGGCATGCATCCGTTACAGAAACTGAAACTGCAATTGCAACAGAAGCACCTGTAGCTGCACAACAAACCATATCAACTGATGTAGATACTATTATTAATTCACTAGAAACTCTAGCAAATGAACTTACCGAAGAATTAAATTCAATCGATACTGAGTCAATTGATGAAGCAGATGGTCCTGGATTTATTTCACAATGGATTACAAGCATGAAAGCATCCGCTTCACAAAAGAAGGTAAATAAGATTAGAATCAATGCACTTGATTTAGAATTTGCTTCTAAAACAGCAGAAGGTCCTAAGAAGGACTCAATGAAGGTAAAATCTGAACAGGTTAATAATCAGGCAGATGAACTACAAAAGATGGTAGATGATAAATTTAAAGGAAAGGGAGAAATCGTAGACCGTAGAATTTCATCGACAAAGATACAGGGTAAATTAGAATTAATCAAAAGACAATCCGGTATGGAGGATGATCCTTCAAGAAAGTCTGATCTTAAAACTAAAATGAAAGAATTGGCAGACAAGTACAAAGAGGAACAAGAAGCTATTGCAGTGTTAAAGGATGATAATAAAGATGCAATTGAAGCTGAGAAAGAAAAGCAAAGAATAAAAGACGAAGCTGAAACTGAAAAACCAGAAGCTGAAACTGAAAAACCAGAAACTGAAAAGCCAGAAACTGAAAAACCAGAAACTGAAAAACCAGAAGCTGAAACTGAAAAACCAGAAGCTGAAACTGAAAAGCCAGAAAAGAAAGATGCAGACGGTGCCGACGATGCCACTAAAGCTGACAGAGAAAAGAAAAACTCTAAAGAAGGAATGATCGACAGATATAAAGAACTTTTAAAGAAAGCTCAAGATGATGGAGATGAGGAAAAAACAAAAACAATTCAGAGTAAAATAGATGCAATTTCAGCAAAGGAATCATGGCAAATTGATGGTACCGAACTTGGTAGAATGTTTGAAATGGAACTTGTTAAATATGAAAATTCATCCATATTAAACGAAAGTAAATATTTAAATTTAACTGTTAAAGAAAGATTCTCTAGATTACTATAATTTAGAATTCTTTCTTGCAAGATTTAAGAACTCCTTCTGTTGATTCAGTAGGAGTTTTTTTACGTGTTCTTGAAAGGCAATTGATGACTTTATAATCCTGCCATCCACTACATTCCCTGTAAGTGTATCATGATACATGGGGTGTACGAAGTTCTCAGCACTGAAGTTATTTATATTAGAACGAATGGGTTCACCAGAGAGTGCGCAAGTCCAATCTATTGTATCGTAATTTTCATGCAATTCCTCCATTTTCATGAAATCACCAGTAGACCAATCATAATAATATCGATTCTTTGATGTTTGATTTTTATATCTGCTAACTTCAAATAAGATTTGTAGGAATTGATCGTCCTGTGCTCTATCCTTTAGGAGTGGATTTTCCAGAAGTAATCTTCGCTGTTGGCGAGAGAGACCTTCATAACAAACACCATATCTATTACGTGGATTAGGACCACCTGTTCTCTTAATATTTGGATATTTATTGTTGTAAGCCATGTTATATTTATTTGAAACTTATTGGATTGATTCTATATAATAAGTATAAAATTAAGCAAAAAAAATATATGATTCACTCGCTATTTACAGAAAAATACAGACCTAAAAATCTTGAAGATTTAATCTTACCAGAACGTGTAATGTCTAAGTTCAAAGATGGAATTACACAAAATGTATTATTGGCAGGAAGTCCTGGAACAGGTAAAACCTCAACAGCAAAGGCAATTGTCCAACAATTTGAATTGCCATACCTTTATATCAATGCATCCACAGATACTTCAGTTGATGTGATTCGTACCAGAATTACTGATTTTTGTTCTACTATGTCGATCTTAGATGATAGAGGAAAATTTAAGGTAGTTATCTTAGATGAGGTTGATGGTGTATCTGATCAATTCTTTAAAGCTCTTCGTGCAACAATGGAACAATTTGCATCTAATAGTAGATTTATTGCAACATGTAATTATGTAAATAAAATTCCAGATCCAATTCTTTCACGATTTGAGGTGATTAATTTTGACTTTGATAAATCTGAAGAGAGTGAATTGACAAAGAAATATATCAGAAGAGTATATGATATTTGTGGTAAAGAGGGTATGACAATTGAAAAGCCTGCACTAGTAGAATTTGTAAAGAGAAACTTTCCAGATTTAAGAACAACTCTTAATAAATTGCAAGGTTATAAAACACAAGGAACTGCTAATATCACAGAGGCTGATGTAAAGAAATTTAACTCAGTCTATAAAGATGTGTTTGAGTTAATCTTTAATGAAATGGATCCTATTGCAAATTACAAGCATTTAGTTGGTGAGTACTCAAATCGGGTTGATGATGTTTTACAAACGCTTGGAGAAGAGTTTATAGAATATATACAGACTGAAAAACCACAGAATGCACGTCACATTCCACAGATTGCAATTTGCGTAGCAGAACATCAGGCACAAAGAACACTGGTTATCGATCCAGTAATTACATTACTATCATGCATTTATAAAATTCAGTCGATTGTTGTAGAGTAATTATAAACGCAACAAATATTTTCACGGGTCACCGAAATTGATTATATTTACATAAATAAAAAAACATACAATATGAAATTAGGAAAACATACATTAATAATTGATGGAAACTACTTTGTACACAGTAGATTATTTGTACTACCAAGACCTAAAGGCGAACAGTTATTAGGAGATCGTGATGGCCAAGAACAATTTATGCGAAAGCTATGTATTGACTTTGCAAGCGAGGTTCGTAAAATGACACCATTTGTCGATCAAATCGTAGTTGCAGTTGATTCTAAATCATGGCGCAAAGACCTGTTTCCGGCGGCAGAATACAAAGGCACAAGGGTTGCAGATAATTCCGTTAATTGGGAAAATGTATTTAGTGTTTATACACAATTTCAAGATATTCTTGCAAAGTATGGTGTAATCATACATAAAGTACCAGGTGCAGAGGCAGATGATATATTATTTGGATGGTCTACTCAGTTAAACAATGAAGGTAAGAATTGTATCGTATGGACAGGTGACAGGGATTTAATTCAATTGGTTAATTATAATGATGCAACAGATGCATACACCCTATGGTACTATAATTCTCAAAGAAAGTTGCTAGCTTTCGAAGGATTTCAAGATCTTTTAGATGGCACCGATACAGATTTAATAAGTAATGACGATCTATTATTTAATATGTCTTCTAACGAAGTATTAGGTGACCAACTTAAATCAGATATACAGGCATGGGTTCTTAAGAATACTGTTAAGATTGAAGAAATCAATTGCGATGATTTTATCTTTTCTAAAATATTGCAAGGTGATAAGAGTGACAATATAAGATCAGTTGTAACATGGACTAAAGGAACAGCATCAGGTTCTATTCGTAACTACTCAATCACTGAAAAGCATGCCAACCAAATCTTAGAAAAGTATAGAGAGACAGAAGGTAATTTTCATATCGATCATTTCTTTGTTGCAACGCAAGTTGACATTATTGTAAACTTAATTCATGTAGTTGTAGGTAAATCTACACCAGAAGAAATCCGCATTGCGTTCAATCAAAATTTAGATCTAATGTTATTACACTTTAATACAATTCCGGAAGGTATTCAAAAGGGTATTTACAAAGAAATAGAAAAGGATTATAATGTAAATACACAAATGATTAATTTAGTGCAAATGGAAAGAATCCTTGAAGGTACTACATGGAACACATCAACCAAGAAGGGTAATAGTGCACCAAAATCATATGATGCATTCGCAACATTAAATCTCGATGAGTTAAATGCACCAGCACAAACAAAGAAACTAAACACATTATTTTAATAAACAAACGTTAAGAAATCCATATAATTAATATGCTAGACGAAACCAAATTATTTGACTTTATTAAAATATTGTTTACTAAACCAAACGATTATAAGAACATTACAAATCATAATAAGAAGAGACATCATTTTATGATTAACCGATTCTTTGCAATTAAGTTCCCTGCAAATGCACAACTATTTAATGTTAATGGAATTAATCCAATTGCAGTTATAGATAGTTGGGCTCTTGTTGGAGCAAGATTTAAAGGAGTTCCTGGTTGGATTTATACAAAAACAAAGAAACCGGTGGCAACACCATCTACGAAAAGCAAATATATACCATCAGAAACAGCTATCCAATTCTTTATGGAAAAGAATGAAATTGGCAAGAGAGAATTTAAAGAACTTGAAAAATTTGCTAAGGATGATTTGTATGCCAGTTTAAAAAGGCTAGAAGATTCGATGCAAGTTTACTAAAAACGTAAATTTATGCAACAATTCGACTTAAGTTTACTGCCAACCGCAGTTGACATCACATTATATCGTTACAACTATATCGATAATAAGTTATGGGCTCAAATCCAAAATGATGTAGATTTTATAGAAACTTCAGATGATTCTATTATGATTTCAACTGCCCAGCTTAAACATCTACTAGAAACTTATTACTCTCCTGTCTTAAATAAAATTAAAACAGTTGGTTCAGAGGTTTTTCATAAGGAAATTAACACAGTTTACTTTCTTTATCAAATGACACTTGAAATGAAAAATCTGCAATACATTAAATTCAACCTTAACTTTGATAAAAGCTATAATAGAACTATAACAGTAGATGGAAGCAAGATTTTGCAATTTGGGTTTAAAGTGCTTACATCTACTCTTAGGCTTTCAGATCTTTATGATGATGAGGAACTAGAGATAGTAAATGATATTCTACAAAAGCTCTCAATACTTGGGCCAAATGAACAATACACCAGAATATTTGCAAAGGATCTTGCCGATTCGATAGATTTATACCTAATGGCAAATGAAAATGATGATGATGAGATTGGAGAAGAGGGAATCATTGCAGACATCCTCGATATTTTAGAAAATAAATTAGAACCTGAAAACGCACTAATATTATTGATAACAGACTACTAGATTTTTCGAATATATAATATAGAAAAATAATAGTATCAATGAATTTTTTTAGTAACTTTGGAAAGAGAGAAGGTCTCGTTTACATAATCGTTTGGTTATGGATTGTAATGGGACTTTTGGGAGCATATAAAAACTCAAGCTTTAGGGACCTTGCGGTTTACTTTGGATCTTTAACTGCCTATGCCGCAACTTATATTTGGGCAGAATCTAAAAGACCAAGTGATAAAACAAAAATATTTGCAAAAGGTCCAAACTCGCGTAGAGAGGTAATGATTTATGTTGTAGTTATTATTTGGGCGTTAGCAGGTGGGGCTGCAATATGGTTTGTTGCAGACATTGGCCAATTGGCACTTTACTTTGTTTCGTTAACTGGATTTGTGGCATCTTGGATTGCTGGCGAGGTTTACACCCCACAGGACAAAATAAACAAAAATAAAGAATAATAATGGTAACAGGATATACTGCTAACGAATATGGTGATTACCTAATAGCGTCACTACAGGAACCTTATACAAATACTCTTAGGATAATTGATTGGGAAATTATTGTTGGTCTTAAAACACCTCAAATGACAGGTACTGTTAATGGAGTCGCAGGCAGCAACGAAATAGATGGGCTAGATACTCAATTCACGCAATCGTTTAATGAAGGAGACTCTATAATTATAGGGAATATTACATACACAATTGATTCAATACTTTCAGCGAATGAAATTACAATAGTGGAAACGCTACCTGTAAGTTTAAATTCAGCACAATATTATGGAGTTCTATCTGCTGGAAATTCATTTGAATATGAATATAGATGGTCTCAAACAAATGGAGTTTATTCTCAATTTAATCCATTAAACAATGGATCTACATATGGAGATTTAATGGCAATCACATTTGATACAACAAAGCCAGTTTGGTTAGACGTAAAGGCAGAAGTAGTTGCATTAATCCCTGGAAATAGTCTTTCACTACTTTCAATTACATATACTATCGAAACAGTGGATGGAATCATAGAATCCTGTCCTAATTATTGTACGGAATGCACCGATCCATTTGCAATGAATGGTTGCGCAAATATTCAAGTTTCATGTAATGAGAACACATTTAACCCATATGCTCTTACGAAATCAGTAGGGGTATACAAGCAACTTTCCAATATTATCACAGGTATATTTGGGCATGAGGTTAATTACTTTAGAACAGAGCCAGATTTAAGAACAAGTGATGTAATTTTAATGGAGTATTCATTACACAATGTTGTGGATAATCAAACTGTTAAGATTTTAGTGCCAGACAATGAATTTCCAACTGAGGCAAATACATATGATATATTTGGTATTGAGCTTGCAGATTTTGAAGTACATATAACAGCCACAGAATTCGAATCTCACTTTGGACTTGGAAAAATTCCAAGAAACAAGGACTATATGTTTATTCCAATCATTAATAGAATGTATGAGATTAGTTCGGTTTCATTAGCAGATGAGTTTAATAAGGCACATTCATACTGGAGAGTTAAATTGGTTAAATACCAAGACAGAAGCGATGTTATCAAGGGACAATTTGATGCAGCAACAGATGTGTTAGTTACTGGAATTGAAGAAATATTTGGAGAACAAATTCAAGAAGAGTACACTAAAAATATCAAGCCAGAAGTATTCCAGTCAGTTGTATCAACATACAGAGATGGAATCAGAGAGTTTGTTAATAAGAGCATACGTATCAAAGATTACGATTTAAAGAATAGATGGACTGTTGTTAGTAAAAATTACTATGACTTTACAACAATGCAATTAAACGATATTGCACTGTTTTATGTTGCTCCTTCTAAAGTAGAGCCCGGTAAAAATGTAGCATATACTGCATGGTTCTCTCCACAGTTTGCGGCAACTTCAGTAGATGATTATTATCTATTTGGAGATAATGATGCAATCACAGGATTTAAATTAACGTTAAGCAATACAGAATTTAAACTTACTGTCAATGGTATGGAGGAAGTATTTACACATGGAATCACATTGAGCAAAGATAAATGGTATGCATATGTTGTAAATGTTAACAATGAATTCTTACAACTAGAGGTTAATATTTATAGCTTAGATCCAAATAGTAATGTAATCACACAAGTAGGTGGTTCTAATGTACTACCACAAATGTCCTCAAATAATTTGATACAGGAGTTTAGTGAAAATAGATTAATGCCACTTAATATTGCATGGGATTCTACAACTAACTATTCGTTAAGAGCAAATGACATGTTTATGACAAACATTAGAGTGTTTAATACTCCAATAGAATATGAACAACATTCAAATGTATTAAACCAATATGTTGTTAGAGACAATCAATTAGCTATCGTAATCGATAATGCTATTCCATCGTTAGGCTTCCAAAAATATGCCAACGCAAGGTAACACTAGAAAATATAGATAAATAATATATCTAATAAAACTAGTAAATATGTCAGAAAAGAAAAGCATAAAAGAGCAGGCGGAGGATATACGAAGAGACCTTGATGAATTAATTGGTGACGATAGTTCAAAGGAGATTTCCGATGTAATTGATACAGACCCACAACTTCCAGCAAAAAGACCAGAAAGGATAATGTCGTTTGGCGAACTTAAAGAAAGTTCAACTAAAAAGGCAAAGAAAACTATTTCGGCCCTAATGAAATTTTATCTTGATGAAGATATTATTGAAAGGGACGAATATATCCAGGCAAAAAAGAAGATGGACGAAATGACAATGAGTTCATTAGTTTATCAATTACAGGCAGGAGAGCGAGCACTAACAACCCTATTAGAGGCAATTGAAGATGGTGAAGTTGCACCAAGAATGTTTGAAGTTCTTGCAACCTTACAGAAATCAATGCTTGATATTATTAAATCCCAAACAATGTACTTAATGGCAACTGAGGAAAGTGCCAAGAGAATCGCAAGAGACATTGAGATTTATAAGAAAAGAGATGATGTTAGAGAAATAGAAATTTCAGGTGGAGATTCAGGTTCCGGAAATACACAAAGAGGAACGAAAGACCTAATGAGAATGATTAGAGAAGGAATTGATAATGCAGAACATGATGTCGAAGACGTTGAAATAACAGAATAATATGGCAGATACAAACTTTGATAATAAATGGATTCCCTCAGGGGATTCTGATAAAGAGGCCCAGAAATTAGTATGGTCTACAAAATCCATAAATGATTTAATGGTAGCCCTTGATAAAGGTTATAGACCACAAGTAAGTATGCCATTTTATGAGGGTAAGCAATTTCTAAGAAGAGGAAATATTGTATTTGAATATACTGATGCTGAAATTTCTGAAATAGCAAAATGTGCAAATGACATTGTTTACTTTGCAGAAAAGTATGCAGTGGTAATGACCGATAACGGTATTCAAAGGGTTGTACTTAGAGAATATCAAAAGCAATTACTTAGAGATTTTCAAAACAATAGATTTAATATCGTGCTCGCATCGAGGCAAATGGGAAAGTGTCATTTTCATGATACTAGGATTGACATAAAGGACCCTCAGGGAAACACCAAGACAATAACTATAGGTGAACTGTTTTACACCATACTTAGGGAAAGAAGGCCCTTAAAGATGACTGAATGGTTTAAGTGGAAGCTATGGAAACTCTATTCATGGGTTGACGCTTTTTAAAATGTTAACAACTTTATACATTATTCGACAGTAAATGGTAATCAATTCTTTAGGCATTTTAAAGAAATTGGAAGAACATTTGCGTATGACTTTGTTTTAGGTAAAAAAATTATAGAATTTAACGGAGACTATTGGCATATGAATCCAAATAAATACAATAAGAATGATTTTAATAAATCAATTCAGGAAACTGCGGGTGAAAAATGGAAGTCAGATGCTTTAAAAAATAATATGATAGAGTCACATGGATATGAAGTTCTTACAATATGGGAATCTGAATACCACACTAATCACGAAGAAACCATCCAAAAATACATTCAATTCTTAAAAGAATAAATAATATATGAAGTCAATAATTAAATGGACAATAGTATCATTAATAGGGTTAATAGAAACATATGAGGCAAGAGCAACTCAATATCTTCCACAAGATGACTTAACTGACAAAATCCAAGATACATTAAAATTAGAAGGATATTCAGTATTGACTGATACTGGTTATAGGCCAATGTCAAGTATTCACCTAACTAAACCATTTACAATATGGGAAGTTAAAACAAATACTGGAAGAACTTTAAAATGTGCAGATACACATATCATATTTGACGAATATCTTAATGAAGTTTATGTAAAGGATTTAAAGATTAACCATGGTGTTATGACTAATTCTGGAGTAGAATGGATTGTTGAAATAAAAACGTTTATCCCTAAGGTTAAAATGTATGACGCAACAGTAGATCACCCAGATCACAGATATTATACAAATGGATTCCTTTCACATAATACAGTAACAGCCTCTATTTTTAATGCATGGTACTTGACATTTAACTATGATAAAACCACCCTGCTGCTTGCGAATAAGGCAGAATCAACCAAGGAAATTATTGACAAGGCAAAGGTTGTAATTGAACACCTTCCGTTTTTCATGAAGCCAGGAATTATTAAGTATGATGTAATGAATGTTCGTGCAGATAATGGATGTCGTTTAGTAGGACAATCAACGACTGCAAAATCAGGTATTGGTTTTACAATTCATAATTTATACTTAGATGAGTTTGCTCACGTTCACCCTACTATTGTGGATTCATTTTATGAAAACGTTTATCCTACACTTTCTGCATCAAAAATCTCAAGAATCAATATTACTTCTACACCAAATGGATTTAATAAGTTCTATGAAATTTATTCAGATGCTGAAAAGGGAAATAACGAATATACGCCAACCAGAATTGACTGGTGGCAGCACCCTGATCGAGATGATGCATGGTATCAAAGAGAGCTTGGAAACTTGGGATCTGAAGATGCATTTAATAGACAATATGGAAATGAGTTTACAAGCTCATCAAGTTTGTTGTTAAGTCCAGGTACCATGAAAAATATCAGAAAGAATGCCAAGAAATTTGAATTCTATGATTTAGAAGAGTTTGAAAATATACATATTGCAACCGAAGGATTTTTAGGCTTTGACCCTGATTTTGACGTTGAAGGCGCAGCTAATTCAGACAAGTACTATTTATTTTCAGTGGATATTGCAGAGGGAAATGGAGGTGACTATTCAGTAATTAATGTTTTTGAAGTAGATGCAATGGAAGACATTGACATTGAAAATTCAATAAGTCCGAGTGCGATGTATGATTTCTTTAAATTAAATCAGGTTGCAGTGTTTAGAAGTAACGAACATCCAATCGAGGATTTTGCCAAGGTACTTTACACACTAGCTATCAATATATTCAATTCTGAGAACGTTAAGATGATTATAGAGTACAATACATACGGAAGTATATTGTTACAATACTTAAGTACTGTGTTTCCAGGGCGTAATGATTTTGAAGATGAGATGGTACTTAGATTTAAACATAGACATGATTCAAGGGTTCTTAAGCCGGGAATAAGATTAAAATCAGATAATAAGTCTGTGTTTTGTCAAAACTTTAAAAAATTAATAGAAACAAATAGAATTAAAGTTAACGATGTGATAACAGTCCAAGAGGCAAGTTTATTTGGAACTTTAAAAAATGGAAGTTATGGTGCGCAGATGGGAAATGATGATACAATGATGACCTGTGTAACTGCAACTGAGTTCTTTGGAACCAGTGATTATGCAGATTATGTGGAAGAGTTGTTAGATGTAATTGAGCCAGAGAAACATAAATTAATGGAAAAAATACTTTACAAATTTAACGATACGGAGGGAGATCTTCAATTCGACATCTATGATTTATTGTAAATAAGCCCAATTAAAATAGATATATAATAAAAGAAAAAAAATACAATTAAAATTATGGCATTAAGTCCTCAATTATTAAATTTTAAGAGCTCAGGAGTTTATAGACTTGAGTTTGACAAATCTCAAACTGCGAATATTAACGTAGAGACTCTTAGATTAGTTGTAGGTCACTCTAGAAAAGGACCTTACAACACACCAGTTTTAATTGATTCACAAGAAACATTTAACAATGTTTTTGGTTCAATTGACAAAGGATTAGAAAAAAAGGGAATGTTTTTCCACAGATCATGTATTGAAGCTCTTACAAGAGGTCCTATCTTAGCATTAAACTTAGGTAAATTTGTAGCCGACAACGATCTTGCAAATTATCAATCACTTTCAACAAATGGTACTGTCGATGCTAATGCATCAGTAGACGGTTCAAAGGATTACGATAAATTCTTCGATAACGATAAGTTTATGACACCCTCAGATACGGCTACACTAGCTACAATCGCAAACGGTGACAATAACCTATTAAATTTCGTAAACATTAAACAAGATTCGATTACAATTATAGTAAGACAAGCTGCTTCTGTTAAAGAATTTGATTTAACAGCAAGAGAATGGTATGGTGCAGGAAATGTTCCAGAATACTTAAATGACTTTGACAAGATGTCTGACTTTATGTTAGATGTATTTGTATTTAAAGGAGAATTTGATCCTGCTATTATGCTAAACGATCCAATCTACTCTGAATTCTTTACAGCTGAAGGATTAATCAAATCTAAATTAAACGAATTTGCTAATTTAAGACAAGTTAGTTTAATTGCACAATATACAGGTTCTATTTTACCAGGATTTAAAGATCTTGAAGGTAGAAACCTATATATTGAGTCAACGATTAACGCTGAAGCAAGAAGAACAGGTTTATTCTGTGCAGTTGACGAGGATTTAGTAATAGATGAAACTGGAACTAAGGTTGATTTCGTAGGACACTCTGTTATTAACACTGAAGATTATGAACTACTTTCACATGTTGCCAATAATGTTACTAGCCCAAGAGAAACTGCGTATGATTTCACAGTACAGACAATTGTAGGTACTGTAACCCAGGCTACTCCAGGTAATACAAGCTTTACAGTAACATTCACTGGTTCGATATATCCATCACCTGAAATATTCCCGATTACTATTGGAGATTATGTTGACGGTGCTTCGGGATCTGGCAGACTTGCAAGAGTTAATAGAATTTCTAAAGAATTAATAAATGCAGGTGCTGATGCATTATTCACAGTGTATACAGACGTTGAGCCTTTATATAGTGATAGAATTATTAAGTCTTTCGAAAACGCATCGGATTATTACAAGCCGTTTGTTTTAGCAAAAGCAGTTATTACTCAAAAAACAATTAGCCAATATCTATCTGTTCTTACTGGAGGTATCGGGTTGTATGACGCTTTAATTGACAAAGACATTATCGACTTTAGATATGTTGTAGATACATTTACTTCATTTGACGTAAACGGAATCAACACTAAATCAAATCTTTCTCAATTAGCAAAAGACAGACAAAATGCGTCTGCTATCATAAATGCACCAACAATCGAAGATTTCAAAAAATCTACGGATCCTTCATTTACTGATGAGAATGGAACATTCCAATCGCTTTATGTAACAACAGGTGGTAACCAAGATAAAAACCCAACTAAAGTATATACATTGCCTAGCATCACACAAGGAGCTAACTATGCATTCTACTATGGTCCAGGTTTAATTGTATCAGATAACGGTAAAGATATTATCGTTCCACCTGCTGCATATGTATCTAACAACTACATGGACAAATACACTAACGCTTTACCTTGGTCAATCGTTGCTGGTCCAAGACGTGGTGTTGTTGCAGGGACTAACACAAAGGGAGTTGAATATTCATTTGACAAAAATGATAGAGATTACCTAGAGCCATTTGGAATCAACCCTATCGTATTCCAGAGAGGTGTAGGTTTAACTATCTTAGGAAACAAAACTGCACAACAATCTATTAAATCAGCGCTTTCTTCAGCACATGTTAGAGAAGCACTTATTTATATCCAAGATGGTATGGCAAATATTCTTAAAGATTATGTATTTGAATTTAACAATGTACAAACAAGATTAGAGATTAAAACTCTTGCAGATTCTTTCATGGAAAGTATTAAACAAGACGGAGGTGTTTATGAGTTTAGAAACATTATGGATAGTACTAATAATACGAATGAAGTTATTGACAACAATATCGGAATCATCGATACTTATGTTGAACCTGTTAAAGGTTTAGAAATCGTTGTTCATAGAACTACAATCTTAAACACAGGAGAAATCCAATCAGGTAACCTAGGTTAATAAGATATATAAAAAAATAAAACATTAATAAACATGGCTTTACCACATTATTCACAAGATCAAACATCTAGAAAAGGTAGAAATTTTGAACCAGTACAGGCTAACCTGTTTGAAGTTACAATTTTACCTCCATCTGGAGTTTCAGATGCGCCGTTAACGCTTCAACATGTTAATTCAATCGGAGGATTAGAATTATATAAAGGAGTTGATGCAGTAGCACAAAAATATAAATTCGCAACTCGTTCGTTCGCAGGTATGCCTGGTGAAACAGCAGTTGATATTACTATTAACTTCTCATTAAACTTAAATGAAGCAAATCAAGCTTACCTTTATAAATCAATGAGACAATGGTATAACAAACAATACGACCCACAAACAGGTGCTATGGGACTTAAAAAAGATTACGTAGGTACTATCGTTATCGTACAGTTCAACAGATCTGGAGATATTTATAGAACTGTAACTCTTGAAGATTGTCTTATTACTTCAGGCCTAGGTTTCACTAATGATTTATCATATGAATCCGCGGATCCTGCTCAATTAGAGGTAGGTTTTAGATGTGATGCTTGGAAAGAAGACTTAGCATAATTTATTTCACTTATAGGGGATAACTAAACAATATCCCCTATATTTTTGTGAAACAAAAACATAATATAATGATAATATAATATATAGAAAGTTAAATGGATAAACTGACAAAAAAGTTACAAGTACTTCTTTCAGAAGACGAGGTATCTTTGATTAATAGAATTATCCTTAATGAGGCAATTGAAACTGGAGAAAGACCAATTTCAATTTCTGCTTTTATAAGGGAGATAATTAGACAAGAAATCGAAAACAAGGTAAACGATGACAAACCTTTTGAAAAAATTGACATCAGAAAACTTAAAGAAAAATAAAATATGAGTAACGAAAACGAATTAAATTTGGAGGATCAATATAAGAATATTGTTCAATCGAATGAAAATGTAGAACCCGAAATTATTAGAGAGGAGCCAGTTAACTTAGGTAAAGTTAATATGGAAAGATTCGGAGGACCACAGGCTGAAGGAGCAGATTTCCACCTAGGTTATCACGCAATCCCGGTTATTTCATTACCATCAGGCGGTATGTTCTATCCAGATGGAACTGAAATTTCAATACGTTCTGCAAAGGTTGCAGAGGTTAGACACTTTTCAACAATCGAAGAATCTAATGTATTAGATATTGACGAAAAATTAAATCAAATCGTAGAATCATGCGTAAGAATTACATGTAATACAACAAGATTATCTTACAAGGATATTTTGGAAGAGGATAGATTCTTTATTATTTTATCAATTAGAGAATTAACGTTTCCTGAGCCAGAATCAAGCTTGAAAATCGAGCATATGAGTAAGAAAAACGAAAAGCATGAGATTGAAATCAAGAAAGATTACTTCCAGTATTTTAAAATTCCCAGTGAATTGGATAAATATTATGATAATGATGCTAAATCTTTTATGATTGAAACAAAATCATTTGGAACAATTTCAATGAGACCTCCTGTGATTGGTGTTATGCAAAAGATTACAGCATATATTAGAGAGAAACAACAAAAAGGTGAAAAGATTGATCAGTCAGTACTACAAATCATACCTTACCTTCACCATGATTGGAGAGGTTTTAATGACAAATCAATATTTGACTTTGAAATTGAATTAAACGGATGGTCAAGCAAAAAATACAATCTAGTATATACGCTGGCTGAAAAAATGAAAGTAGGTATTCAACCAAATTTACTAGTACAGTTAGGGGACGAGGAGGAGGAAGTTCCCATCACCTTTCGTGACGGGATCAAATCTCTTTTCATTGTTCAAGATATCGCTGGCGAACTTCTTTAAGACTAAATTTCATATTTATCTTAAATTACATATTCAACCGAGCGAGCTTGAGAATTTGGAATACTATGAATTTCACTATATGGTGAAAGACCTGGTTGAACATTTGAAAGCGGAGAATAAACAGAACGAAGGACAGCAAGATGCAACGTCCGGCATGATGAGTAACATGAAAATGCCAAACATGAAAATGCCAAACATGAAAATGCCAAAACTCTAAAAGAAAGGATCCCAAGTGGATCCTTTTTTATTTAGATATATAATGTTAGACATGGCATATTAAAAAAAATTAACCAGTGTGACTAACAATACAAAACAAATACAACTACTAGTCTCTCCTTTACAAAGAATTGCAGCTGCAACAGAATCATCTGCAAGTGCACTTTCAGTAATAGCGGATGTTGTTATAAACATAAACACAAACGCATTAGAGATTATAAGTGAATTAAAGAAGCAAACAGGAGTTTTACTAGATATTAAAAGTATTTTAAAGGATCAAAATAAAAGTATCGAAAAGGGTGCTGGCGCCAAAGGAGGTGCCGCCGGTGGTAAATTTACTCCAATGTCAGCTAAAGATGTGGGTCTTACTGCATTGATGATAATAGGTGTTGCTGGTGCAATTGTAGGTGCTGCTGCAATATTTTCATTTATACCTGTTATTTCAATACCACAATTACTTACAGTATTAGCAGTAGCGGGTATTTTTGCGCTTATCGTTCCTATATATATAAAAATATCAGAAGCATTGGCAAAAAGTGCCAAGGACATGTCAGGGGGTTCTATTAAAGGAATGAATCCTGCAAAACCAAGTTCTTTATTTGCACTTGCAGGATCAACTACTCTTGTGCTGGCAGGAATTGCAATCTCACTTGTTTTAGGTGGAGCAATATTCATGTTGATGCCAATGGTTAACCCTGTACAATTATTATTAGCACTCGCAGTTGCAGTTATTATGATACCTGCAGCATTTGCATTTTCTTTAATTCTTAAGGCAACTAAAGATCTGAAGAAAGAACAATTAATATTTGGCACAGTTGCAATTCCCCTAATGGCACTTGGCATTGTTGGAGCAGCATATGCATTTATGTTAATGCCATCCAATCCAGTTGCGCCAGATCCTTTATGGGTTCTTAAAGCTGCATTTGCAATCGGTTTATTTGCAGTTGGATTTTATTTTATAATGAAAGCAATTAAAGGTGCAAGTTTAAAGGAAATAATGTTTGGTGTAATTGCAATTCCGTTGATGGCACTTGCAATATCTGGAGTTGCTTATATGTTTAGATTGCTTCCTGCAGATCCAATTGCACCAGATCCATTATGGGTTCTTAAATCTGCATTTGCAATAGGTTTATTTGCCGTTGGATTTTACTTTATTATGAAAGCAATTAAAGGAGCAAATATTAAAGAATTGATATACGGTTCAGTTGCAATTCCATTAATGGCAGCTGCAATAGTAGGTGTGGCCTATATTTTCCAAGGTCTCGCTGAAGTTGGAGAATATTTAGCACCTGATCCGATGTGGGTACTTAAGGCAGGATTTGCAATGTTAGTATTTAGTATACCTTTTTATATTGTTTCCAAGGCAATTAAAGGAATGAGCATTAAGGAAATGTTATTTATGACAGTTGCTGTTCCAATTATCGCGTTTGGTGTTCTTGCTACTGCGTGGATTTTCCAAGGACTTAGTGGTATTGCATATTTTGCGCCAGAGGCACAATGGACACTTAAAGCAGGTTTAGCCGTTGTAATATTTGGAGCAATGATATATCTATCAAGTAAAACGGTTGGTAAATTAGGAATTGCTGAAATGGCTAAAACACTTGTTGGTGTTGTCGTTGCCGCATTTGCAATAGTGGCAGTTGCATGGTTATTTCAACTTTTACCAGGAAATATGATAGCACCTCCACTTGAATGGACAATAGCAACCGCAGCAGCACTTGGTGTTATGGGAGCCGCAATAGTTGTAATGGGAATCGCAGTAACTGCCCTAACACCAGCAACATTATTATTAGGAGCTTTGGGAATTATAGTAGCTGCAATCACAATATTAGCAGTTGGTTGGATTCTTGCAGGTTTAGCGCCAGCAATGCCAAATTTAGTAACTGTTGCACAGGGAATAACTTCAGTTTTATTGACACCTATTAATGGTATTATAGATGTTCTTGCACGATTTAAAAATGAAATAGGTATTGAAAACATGATCGATCTTGCAATTGGTGTTGCAGCATTAGGAGGAGCATGGTTAATATTTTCAGCAGCAATCGGGGGAGCAAGTGTTGTGAATGGAATTGGAAGTGCAATCGGAGGTTTATTTGAAGGTATAGGTAAATTATTTGGAGGAGATGCACCGTCCCCTATTGAGTTACTTGAAAGAATTGCTGCGATCGGACCAAAGATAATGGGATTGGCAAAACCATTAATAGCAGTTGGTAAAGGATTCTCAACAATTAACGCTGCATCGGGTGGTGTAATGAAAGCATTTAGATCTGTTGTGGAATTCCACAAAAGTGTAGATGCTGACGATTTTACAGAACAGGCAAAGGCTACTAAAATGATTGCAAACTCATATAAGATAATGTCAGACGCGAGTAGGACAATGAACATTAAGGCGATCCGCGCAACCACAAGTATGTTTAAGGCACTTGATGATTTGGCTAAAAATGGAGGAGAATCTGCAATGGCAATACTCGCTGAAAAATTAATGGTAGCGGTTAAGGAATTATCCGGAACCGTTGAAAACCTTGAGAAATCTGTTGAAAAACAGGGCAATGCTACTGGAGGAATTACAGACGCACTTTCTGGAGCAATCAATAGTGTTAAAGAAACTGTACTAGGTGCTAAGAAGAGTACTGACAAGGCAAATAAAGGTACAAAAGAAGATAAACTCAATACTGCTGACTTAATCCTAGCAATTGAAGCACTTAAGGCTAGATTTGACGATACTATCAAAGTTGTCGATGTTGGCCAACTGGCGGGCGTGTCCGGTTCTTATAATGGTAGTTAATATACATATGAAGATTTAAACCCAGCATTGTCTGGGTTTTTTTATGAAACAAATCTAACATTTCATATATAAATTATAGTTCTCTGATATTCAGACTAAAAAAAAATTAATAAATATGGAACAAATTTTAGCATTCATTTTAGGTGTGGTAACTGTGGCCCTTCCATTGGCCGTAATTGTTATGTTTAAAACAAGAAAAGAAGTTAACAAATTAGCAGAAATAATCGTGATCAGGGGAAATGAAATATCCAACCTTCACAGAGATTATTATGAAGAATTAGATCGATTAAATTCTACGATTCAGTCTGAGGTAAATGAATTGGTGAAAATAATCGATTCAAAGGGCGACAGGACAGAGGCAAGACTTGACGCGAGAATAAATGATTTAGTAGCATTCACCGACTTAAGTCACCATGCTATTGAAAAACTACAATACCAAACTACGGAACTACAGGTTGCTGTAGAAAATTACATTAACAAAGAAAAATAAACAAACGAAATCAGAGAACAAACCCAGAGCAATCTGGGTTTTTTTATGAAACAAAGTACGGAACATCATATATAATTATAAACAAATTTAAAGAATATGAAAAATAGCATTATTGAAAGACTTCTTAGTGAAGGACACATCACAATTCCTTTAGCCGATTCTCTATTAAACAATAGAAGCAATAAAACAAATATTATTGAACTTCTTCTAGAAGATGGGCAAATTAATCATGTCGATGCTATTACTCTTCTACGAGATTATGAAACTCCATCTTTTCCATTTGACACTCCAAATCAAAAATTCCCAGTTATGCCACTAACATATCCACCGAATTATCATGATTGGACATGGGACCCTAATCAAACCGGAACTCCAAGTTGGACTATAACTTGCTCTACTGATTTAAATAAGAATCACGGTGAGAAATAAAGTGATAAAAAATATCTTAATAGGAATGTCAGCATTATTGTTTACATTCCTATTTTTATCGCTCAACGGCAATCTACCAAACGTTGAAATCAAAACCGAAAGTTATCATATCAGATACTCTCAGGATTTTGAACAACCTTTGGAGATTGAGTATACTATTCCATGTAATAAAAATTCAGGCAAATACTATGGTAGATCAGGTATGAATTTTTATACAAGTGATAACATTCATACTTCAGATGATAAAGATTATTATAAGAATGAATGGGACAAGGGACATATGGCACCTGCTGCAGCGTTTAACTGTGATTACGATAAGTTAAAAATGTCATTTTCTTATGTTAATTGTGCACTTCAACACGAGGACCTTAATCGTGGACCCTGGAAGTACCTTGAAGCATACGAGAAGGAACTTGCAATAAATAACAAAGTAACTATTAAAATCTACGTTGATTTCTCACAATCATCTAGATTATCAACAGGAGCAATGATTCCATCTGGCTTTGTTAAAATAATTTCATTAAATGGAAAATTATTTAAGTCCTATTATTTTCCAAATGAATCAGTTAACGAAAACTTTGAAAAATATTTGTTAAAAAAGTATTAAAAAGTTTTTTTATGTCACCGGAAATAGTTATATTTATACTATAATTAAAACATAAACAAAATGAAATTAATTTACATGGAACAAACGCTGAACCTGATGGCACAAATTAATGGTGTTGATATGGTCAATGAATTAGTAAAAACAGGGCAAATCAAACAAACCGAAATGGTTAATTATTTAGTAATAACACAATAAAAACAGTATGGAAAATTTTAATAGAGGACTTGGATTATTTGCAGGAGGATTAGCATTAGTATTATTCTTCGCAGCATTTTTAGCATTGCCAGTAATGTGGTTATGGAATGGTTGTTTAGTCGACGTAGTTGATGGCATCCACCCAATTGGATTTTGGCAAGCACTAGGTCTTAATATCCTATTCAGAATTTTATTTAAAACAACATCATCATCTTCAAACAAATAAAAATGAAAACAGTAATCTTCGATCTTGACGGAACTCTTGCATTAATTGATGAAAGACGAGCAAAGGCAACAAAATCAGATGGTAAAATGAATTGGAAAACATTCTTTGATCCATTAAACATTCCAATGGACCTTCCAAACACACCAGTAATTGAGAGCTTTAAAGCTCTTAAAGCATCTGGATTTATTGTTGGAATATTTAGCGGTAGAGATGATATAAGCCGTGATGCTACAAAGATCTGGTTAGATCAACATGGAATTAAACCAGATTTTTTAAAGATGCGCAGAAATGGAAGTTTTACTCCAGATGACAAACTAAAGAAACTTTGGTTAGATGATTTGATTCAAGATGGACATGATGTTATGTGCGTTTTTGATGATCGAGACAAAGTAGTTAAAATGTGGAGAGCTAATGGCGTAACTTGTTTTCAGGTTGCTGAGGGTCCATTTTAATATGACAAGAATTAACACAGGAATATTGGCACAAGAACTTCCAGATAAATTATTATTGGCAGAACTTAGAGAAATCAAAAGAATTCCAAATGTTATTAAGAGTGGAAGATATAATATGACAGGGCAGCCTACTGAGTTTACTTTAGGAACTGGCCATGTTAAATTCTTTTATGACAAGCTTGAATATTTATTGGAAAGGTATAACAATCTACGATGGGAAGCACTATATCGTGGGTTTAACGTAAGTGATTGGACAGATGCATGGGAAGGAGTTCCACAGGAACTAATGAATAATTATGATGAGACCACAAGAGATCGTCAATTACTTATAGAAAGAATCAACGAAAAGGGATTCGACTTAATAACTAAATAAAAATAATATGATTCAAATTTATATTATCATCGGATTTATATATTCATTCATAGTAACATTAGGAACCGAATCTTTAATAAGATCAGGAATGGATGAGAGTCGCCGTCTTAATTTTATTGAAACAATCATCCTTATATTATTATGGCCAATATATGTAATTGCCCTAATACATAGAACGTTATCAAATAATGACGATAAATAATCATAATAAATAGATTATAAAACACAACAGATGAAAGTATTAGTTACAGGAGGCGCTGGCTTCGTTGGACATAATTTAATCAAGCAACTGAGGCTTGAAAATCCAACATATCAAATCACATCATTAGATAATTATTTTACAGGCAAGAAGGAAAACCATCAAGATGGAGTTACTTACCATGAAGGAAATACATGGGAAGCTGACCGCATTTTCAAAAATGAAACATTTGACATAGTTTACCACTTTGGAGAATATTCAAGAATAGTACAATCATTCAATGATATTAACATTGTACAAAAATCAATTCTAGCAGGCACTCCAGTTATTTTAGAACTTTGCCGAAAATGGAATGCAAAACTTATTTATTCAGCAAGTTCAAGTAAATTTGGAAATGGTGGGAAGGATGAGAACTTAAGTCCATATTCTTGGATGAAGTCTAAAATGGTAGAACTAATCAAAAATTATGGAGATTGGTATAACCTTCAGTATGAAATTTGTTACTTCTTTAATGTATACGGTCCAGGCCAAATTACAACAGGTGATTATGCAACAGTCGTTGGGATATTTGAAAGACAATATTTAGAGGGTAAGAAATGTACTGTAGTTTCTCCAGGAACTCAGATGCGTGATTTCACACATGTAAAAGATATTGTAAGTGGACTTATTAAAGCTTCACAAAAAAATGACAATAGTGAATGGCACCTAAGATCTGGTATAAATGTTACAATTATAGATGTTGCTAACATGTTTGGTGAATGGGAATTAATTCCTGAGAGAAGAGGTGAAAGATTTACCAGTGAAGAGTTTCCATCAGATACTGAGGTGAAACTTAATTGGAAACCTCAATATAATTTAGAAGATTGGATTAACTCACGTAAAAATTAAATAAATGACAGGCAAAATCGCATTAGTAGGTGCTGCAACATCCGGAAAGGATTATTTAAGAAAAAGATTTATGAACAGAGGCTTTAAATATGGAGTCTCATGTACTACAAGACCACCTCGACCCGGAGAGGTTGATGGTGAAGATTATTACTTCCTAACTCAAGAGGAATTTCAACATAACATTGACACTGGTAAATTTGTAGAGTGGCAAGCATTCAATGATTGGCGATATGGATTAACCGTAAATGAATTTGAACGATGTGATGTAATGATACTAAACGCTGGGGCAGTAAATTTATTGGATGATGTATACCGTGACAGATTATTTATAATCTACCTAGACATTCCTGAGGAAACCAGAAGGTCAAGATTATATCAACGTAACGATAAAGATGACACAATCGAACGAAGAATTCAGGCAGATAATGAACAATTTGGAAACTTTTCTAACTATGATTGTATAATAAATAATGAAAAATTTTAATAATAAATAAAAACTGAAATGGAAAAAACAAAAACAAAATCAATTAGCGAATTAAAAGACTTGCGCGCCCAATTAGAGGTTGAAGTAAATGACTTACAAACTGAATTGGCAACAAGAGAGTACACTGTTGCATTAGAAAATGCAAGTAATTTAACTGCAATTCTTGCTCAAATTGACAAGAGTTATGGGTGGAACATCAAAAATGCTGCATTCTTAATTAATCTTTATGATACTTTAAACGATCAGAAAAGAATCAATGCAAACTCTAAAGAGAAAAGTACTGATGTGGTATTAAACAACATGCAATTAAATACATTGTACACTGTTTTAACTAGCATTAATGGAACTGGAATTGAAGCAGCTCGCAGATTCACAAGATTATTGACAAATGTAGGTGCACAAATCACCAATGCATTAAACCAAGTTGCGGATGATAACAAAACAATTCAGGGAAAACATGTTGCTCTTGCTGAATTGGATCTTGAAATCGAAAAAGCATCAAAACCTACTGTTGAAGTAGAACAAGCATAAAACACACATACTTATGAAACTAGCAAGTAAATCTAAAAAAAGATTAGATCTACTAGAAGCGATTCAAGATGGAATCACTACTCGCGATGTTTTTGAAACAATTGATTACAAGTCTCAGAGTGAGGATAAGATAAAGCAATTTATCTATCCTCACCTTCTTGACCAATTAACCGAATACATTGTTGAAAAAAGAGGCTTTAGTAGAGGGCTCGCAAAGGAAAAGGCGAGAACAATGATTAAATGGGAAGGTAACGTAAAAACTACAGTAAAGAACATTCAATTCATGGGAACTGCAAACAGACCCGATATGACTGTTGAGAGCGAAGGAGTTACGATTGCGATTGAATTTAAAAAAGGTGATAGAGGATCTGGACTTCGTGAAGGATTTGGACAATCGATTATTTATTCAACAGCATATGACTTTGTGATGTATATGTTTATTGACACATCGCCTGATGGTAAAATCTTAAATGGTTCTACTGCTGTAAACGAACAACGATTCCTAGAAAATCTATGGGATAACTTTAACGTAAAATTTGCAATTGTATAAATGAAAGTATTTGTAACATCAAACCAGCAGTTTGGGAGAAAAGGAGCTATAAGAAATTATAAAAGACCATTTGTAGATGTAGATGACATGAACCACCAATTGGTGGAAGCATGGAATTCTGTAGTTTCCGAGGAGGACATTGTATATGTGCTTGGAAACTTTGCATGGGATCCTGAAACATTGGAAGTAGTTGCAAGAAATCTAAATGGAGACATTGTAATTATAAGCGGAGAGTATGACAAGGCTGCCCGTGATGTTGCTGAGATAAAAAGTATTGTATCAATTGATTATTTATATAATGCAATAGAGGAACATCCAGGGGTCAATTCAGTCCTATCGTATTGGCCCTTAATGGAATGGCCAGGAAAATCAAAAGGATCCTATTCTATTATCGGATATCCCAGTAAAGATTACAAAACAAACCACAAAACCAAGGTACTTAATTGTGCATGTGATTTGTGGGATTTTAAGCCTGTAGAGGTTTCAACAATGATAGCACTATTGGAGGACGTTAATAATTTTTAATAATATATGGGATTTATAACAAGAACACTACGAAAGGTAATGCTAGCCACTAATAATTATGTGGACCCTAAGGTGTCAGTTCTACTTGAACTTGGAGACCAAAATGCATTTAATGATCTTATAAACGGCCAATACATTGAAAAGTATAGAATTAAAAATATACTACAAAACTATTTTAAGGAGTACCATACTTTAGATTTAAAGGGTGATGACATCGTAGTAACTGATTTGTCAATATACGATCCAACACTATTCAAATGTAATGTAATTACAAACATAGGTACTACCGAGCATGTTGAATTCGAGGAAGGTCAATTTAATGCATGGATGAACTTAAACTCCTGGCTAGAAGTTGGAGGTATTATGATACATGAACTGCCTGAGGTTGGAAGCTGGCCAGGACATGGCAGGTATTTTACAAACAGAGAGTTCTTTAATGCGTTTGAAAATTATGGCTATGTAATATTAGAGCTTGATGACCATTTATGGGATCTTGGTAATACTTTATGGTGTGTTATGAAAAAGGTAGAAGATGTTCCATTCATGGACCAAGACACGTTTTTCACACTAATGCATTTTGATAATAGCGTACCGGTTGCAGGCACGATCGACACTAACAATCCAAAGAATCTATAATATCCAAAACTTTTTAAAAATAATTGTAAAAAAGTTTTCACGGGTCAAAGTTAATAGTTATATTTACATTATAATTAAAACACAAACAAACACAAAACAAATTTATGTCAAGTTACAGAGAATTAACAGAAAACTTTTTAGAAACACGTTCAGATGCAGATTTCACTACCTTATTTTACAAAGTTAAACCAGGATTAACTTCTTACATTAACAAAATCGTAAAAGACCGTGCAATGGCTGAAGACATTGCGATAAATACGTTGACTAAATTATGGACTAAAATTGACCAATACGATCCACAATACCAAATCACTACATGGTTGTATCGCATCGCATTCAATGATGCATTAGGACATATCAATCAACGAAACAAAAAGACTTCATTAGATACATTGTCTGAGTTTGGTGTTGAAATCAATGAGGCTGGTGAATTCACAAATGGCTTACAAGGCGCATTTGAAGATTATGAAATGAAAACTGAACAAGATTTTCTTGAAGAAGACAATGATCTCATGGAAAGATATGGTAATGCATTAATGGCAATCGATTCACTTAAAGAAATGTATAAAGGAATCGTTGTTGATCGTTTGATTAATGACATGAAATATGAGGATATTGCAGAGAAGCACAACCTTCCGTTGCAAACAATTAAAAATCGTATTCGTAGAGGTAAAGCAATCATCGAAGAATCTGTAGCATAATGGTAGTAAAATCAAACAACAAACACAGTGTTTAAACACAGTGTTTATGAATGGATTAAAAAGGTAATCGATTCATGTAAAACAACAAAACATCACAATGCATGTTTTAAACTTATTAAAAATTTCGATAGAATGTATGGTGATTCTGAACTGGTAGCAGATCTCCACATATATCAAATCTCTAAACGAAAAATATAATGGTAGTAGTTGTCTATAGAAAGTCGGAAACTTCTAGGAAGAAGTATATGAAAGTATTTTTAGAAGATCAGACCCCTGACAGAATTATAAATGGAAGGGCAAGAAAACCTGCAATCCCCGATGAATATGTAATTGATGATATAGGAGTTGGTGAAATGTTTATTGAACAATATAAAAAACAACACAGTATTAAGATACATGAAACCGTTTAAAAAAATACAAACCAGGTCAATCGGCCTGGTTTTTTTATGATATATAATAGATGAAAAGAATTAAATTATTTGAACAGTTTATTGCTGAGAAGGAGGGTACTTCAGATCTACACAAGATATACTTAGCGATTAATCCTGAAAGTGGTCATAGGTGGTGGTCTTATAAGGACTTCGCAGGTGACAATTTCTTTACACAGGTCACACTTGAAAATTATAAAGATATTGATATAAATCCAGATCTACCAATCCTTACATACAATTCTAAGGTAACTCAGAAGCTTTTAGATGAAGGTTTAATTAAAGAGGAAAATGTATATAATTTACCGGAATTTATTAAGCAATCAGGCTCTAAGGCAGAGTTTCATAAATTGGTTGATGGGGACGAGAATATTCCAAAGACTTTTAATAATAAAGATGCTGCATTAAAGATAGGATTTCCATTAATTGGAAAACCAGCAGAGGGTCATTCAGGGCTAGGAATTCAAATATTCAAGGATAAGAAGTCATGGGACGCTGCAGATCATTCTAAACTTGATGTCTATTCAGAGTATATTGATAAATCAGCAGAACATAGATTAATTACATTTAAAGGCAAACCATTCTTTTGGATGGAGAGACAACCAATGAATGATAAAGCCAAAACAGGTGATGGTGATGGCAAGGAACAAATGGAATTTAAATATATTAAAAGAGATATTAGTAAGATTCCTGGGAAATTTAATGAACTTGTTAAAAAGTTCGGTGGAATATTTTCAGATTTACCATATATTTGTTTTGATGTTATGGAAGACAAGGCAGGTAAATTATATGTGATTGAAAGTAACAGTCAACCAGGGGTTCCATATGATTCTACTGTTCAAATATATAGACAATTGTTTAGGGATTTTAATGGTCGTGAGGTGAATGCAGATGCTGATGCTGAACTTACAAAGATGAGTGAGTATCTTGATAAAAAGACATTGGAACTTGACCCAAAAAGATTTGAAATAAAATAAATAATTGAAAATAAGTGTTAAAAAGTTTTCACGGATCAAATATAATAGTTATATTTAACCATAACAAATTAATCAATATGCAAACGAGCTATTGTTAAAATTGAAAGATCTTCGCAAGTAGAATTGATGGCCGCGTAAAGGTGCCACTACCTAGAATTTTCAATGGTTATTTTGTGTAGTTTATATGGCGATGAACGCGTGGCTTTTGCCCGAAGATGATCGGTTCGACTCCGATACAAAATACAATTAAAGTTATTTGAAATATTGGAATTGTAGCTCAAGATAAACAATAATATAAACAATAAATGCTACCAAACCTTGAGAGTCTTTAGTATTGATAAAGATTCAATATAGTTGGGGAACAGAATTGGAGAATGAGGGTATTAACAAGTCGTGCGACTGACATAAAAGGCCGAACTTATTTTTATTATTATTTAATAGCCTATAATTTATATCATAATGCATGATGATATGTTTATTGTAAAGATGTTTTTACTATATTCCCTATTTGTGGAAAATGTTAAACATGGTAATAGGAAATACCCTACAATTTCAATTTCAAATAATAAAAATGCTGCTATCATCTAACAGTTAGAGCACCTGACTGTTAATCAGGGGGTCGTAAGTTCGAGCCCAGGATGGACCACAATAAAATTGTTAATAACTTTCAAAAATAAGTGTTAAAATGTTTTCTCAATTCAAATAAAATAGTTATATTTAACTATAATTAAAAAACAAACAACATGACATATAAGAGAAAGATTAAAACTAGTATACTTTCAAGATTACGTGGATTTGGATTACTTTGCAAAAAGAAGCAAGCACCTCGTTATAATTTACGTCTGGCATCTACAGTATATCCTGAATATACAACATCGCCGATTGACGCAGAAAGACATGTATGGGCCGAAACAAAGAAATCAGGAAGAAAGAATTGTCAATTTAATACAGAGACAATGTCTTGTCAATGTGGAGTTGAAACAATAGAAGAATTTAATACTGGTTGCAGAACAACGTATTTTTGGTAAAGATGAAGATCAAAATACCAAGACATAGAGTTTTTAGAGATTTTGCACTGGTACAAACAATTAATGGCCTATATGTATGTCCTGATTGGATCCCTGTACCTGATGGAACAACCAGAGAGGACATAGAATTTTCAGATGATATAATTATTGACCCTGTGAAGGCATCCTCTGAGGTGACTAAAGAGCCTCAGCAGGATCTTAAATATACCATTCCATCATCGAACGGAAAGACAACGTATGATGTTACTTTTAGAAATGGAGTATGGAATTGTAATTGTCCAGCAAGTAGTTTCAGAAGAGGACATTGTAAACATATCAAACATTTTGAAACAATTCAAGATAGCCAGATATAAATATAGTAACAAACAAAAATGGTCCGATAGCTCAGCGAATAGAGCAATTCACTTCTAATGAATAGGTCGCAGGTTTGAATCCTGCTCGGATCACAAAAATCTTTTTGAAAATAATTGCAAAAAGTTTAAATTTGCTGAAACAAAAAGATATATAGATATATAATTAACACAAGAACATTAAAGATCTTGTATTTTAAGAATAAAATTAATAAAAATGCTGAAAACTCAGAAACATATGACAAGCAATCTACCGACTAATTGGACGGTGGGCACTATATGTCCCTTTTATAATGGGGAACAGGGTTTTGGTCTTTTTGAAAAAAGAAATGTTAATATGAGCTAGTCGATTATTAACATACACAATATTCAAAAGGACCTTTCAGAAATGATTGGTCCTTTTTTGATTTAACAAGTTTGGTTGGCCGATTGGTTAGGCACAGGATTGCAAATCCTGGGAGGTTGGTTCGATTCCAACACTAAACTCAAAAGATAAAGTTCTTTGACGTATTGGTAATGAATGGAGCAGTGGCAGATAAGGTTATTGCGCTAGACTGAAAATCTAGAGGAGTTGGCTCGATACCAACCTGTTCCACAATATATTGTCCTATGGTGTAATTGGCAACACGTCTAGTTTTGGTCTAGAAGAGTCGAGGTTCGAGCCCTTGTGGGACAACAATATCTAGGTATGGGAAAGTTGGTAATCCGCCACATTTGGGATGTGGAGACCGCAGGTTCGAATCCTGCTACTTAGACTGTGAAACTTTTTGCCTCTTTAGCTCAGTTGGCCAGAGCAGCCGATTTGTAATCGGCAGGTCGTGGGTTCGAATCCCTCAAGAGGCTCTGTGAAACTTTTTGCCATTTCCATGGATATATAGATTATAGAAAAATATCTAAATATCCATGGAAAGAGCTCAAAGAAGAAAATATCACTACATTTATAAAACTACATGTATTATTACAAACAAGTTTTATATTGGAATGCATTCAACAGATAACCTAGAAGATGGTTATGTTGGTTCAGGCAAAAGACTTTGGTATTCAATCAATAAGCATGGTAAAGACAATCATGTTTGCGAAATATTAGAATTCTTAGAATCTAGAGATGATTTAAAGAATAGAGAAAGGGAAATTGTTAATGTTGAATTGATTAATGAAGAACTCTGTATGAATTTAAGAGTAGGTGGTGAAGGAGGATGGTCTCATTTATCAAAAGAGCAATTATCTAAAGGCGGTAAGAATGGGACATCGAAGCTAAAATTGTTAAGAGAAACAGATCCTGAATATGCTAAAAAAAATAGTGAAGCTATTTCAAAATCTTTATATAAAGCAATTCAAGAAGGAAGAAGAAAACCTGTACAATGGGGTAAATGGTCTGGTAAAAAACACAAGCCTGAAACAATTGAAAAAATGAAAGGGCGTTCGTATCAAAAAGGATCTAATAACTCACAATATGGAAAGTGTTGGATAACAAATGAAATTGAATCTAAGAAAATTAATAAAGGTGATACAATACCTGAAGGATGGAGATTAGGTAGAAAAATGTAAATAATAATTCTAGGTATGGGAAAGTTGGTAGAGCACGTATTAATCCATCCTGTTATTTTCTAAAACAGTGTCATTAATCCCTGAAGTCCTTCAAATTAATGGTCTCGGTAGGCAGAACGCGTCTGAACCTACCCAAATGCGGGAGTAGCTCAGTTGGTAGAGCGATAGCCTTCCAAGCTATAGGTCACGGGTTCGAACCCCGTCTCCCGCTCAAATTGTTAATAACTTTTGAAAATAATTGTAAAAAAGTTTTCAAGGTTCAAATATTATAGTTATATTTACACTATAATTAAAACAAACGTTATTTGACATCTTGGTAATGAAATGGCCCGTTCGTCTATCGGTTAGGACGCATGGTTTTCATCCATGTAAGAGCGGTTCGATTCCGCTACGGGCTACAATGTAATAATTGCCCCAATTTATTGGTAAGCACCGGGAGGTAAGGCCCG